GCAGCCGCCTTGTAACCAGCCTTTGTGTATGGAAAGTGTTTGCGTCCTACCTTGGGCATCACCAATACCTGCCGTGTAAGTTTTCTTTCGTGAACTCTTTGCTGGCCCGGATCTCCACCAACGTCCCGCCCAGGTCATGTTGCTGGGTCCTGGTGAGAGGGACTTTGTCCTCTTTGTTCTGCCACTCTTTCTCAGCTTCTTCACGCTGCCAGTGGCATATCTCGTCCAGCTCATCAACGTCATAGATGGAATCTGCGCCGGGGATGTGGACCGTCATTTCACGGCCATTCCCCGGCTCATATATCCGGTACCGTTCACCTGGTAACCAGACGCCTAATACCATTACTCTAGGTTAGCTTTGATGAGGCCGTATTCACCGTTCACGCCAGCTATCGGTCCCATGTAGCCAACGATAGTGCCCTCACCATCGTCATCAGAATCCAGTATCTCTACCGACCCATCAGCGCTGTTAGATGCACAAAGAGGGAGACCAGGGCCTGGAGTCCCTTCGATCAACGCGGTAGTGAACCCTTTAACACAGAGCCATCCGTAAGAGCCTGATGCGATATCGACGCAAGTCCAACCCAGAGGAGCATGGTCGATATCATTAGCGTCTTGTGTTTCAACAGCTTTGAATGGGTTTTCGTATAACCCAACTTGCTGTCCAGTGGTAATAGCAACTACTAGGCCGTCTTCTTCATCGAGGGTCACTACGCACCCAGTAGCACTTGCTACTAATGTGTTGCCTTTAACCCGATACATATGACCTTCTTCTTCGGTGTCATTGAAGATAAGCCAGCCATCTTTGTATAGGTCTTTAGCGATAGACAAAGAACCGCTAAGAGTGACAGTTGTAGCACCAGCAGAACTAGCACTGACTGCTAGGTCAACCTGATGAGCAGCAGTCCCTGCTTTACCCATGACCAACTTCCCGGCAGTGATAGCTTCGCCGGTACTTGCATAGACGAACTCGCGGTCTGCGACTTGCATACGAGTACCCAGCTTATGTTTCTGGGCAGTGGTGGTTAGTTTCTCCCACCCGAATTTCCCCATGATTGTCTGTGGAAAAGCCATTTCAATTCTCCTTAGTTACAGGTTCAACGTCCTGCGATCCCCGATATTAAGGGCCTCGGGAATCGTTACAGCCCTTATTTGGCTCTGGGCTTGTATTCCCTGGTCCTCACAGAAGTGCAACCCTCTGTGCGGCAGGGAGAGCCCATAGCCCTATTGAACGTATGTTGATGAGGTGCTACAGAAGTAGCACCTTCATCATTAGTATCTAGCAGCCCGACAGCAGCGGATATCTGCTCCTGGAGCTGGTCTACAGCGTCCTGGGGGATGACCGGGCTTTCGGGGGGAACTAACGTCCACCCTCTGGCCCGGTAACGCCTCATGTGGTAAGGATCAGCAGGCAGGTTCGGCAAGGCAGTGCCATCTGGCTTGTACCAGGTAGCCTTCTCTCGGTTGTTCTGTATGAACGACCAGGAGAAGCCCTGTTGGGCCAACCATTGTCGCTCTTCCTTTAACTCTGGTCCTGTACCTCTCGGCATAAAGCCCCCTAGTTATTAAGCGTTGGTGGCCGGGTTGCTGACAACGTATGTGAGACCAGCCCCACGGCTGTCATCGATCTCGAACGCGCTGTAATCACTGGTGATGACCAACTCCGTTGCGCGGAGAGAAGCATCACGCTGGCGCTCCCGGTTCATCGCTACGCTGGTCAAGACGCCGATAGCGCCCTTATCAAAGATAGCTCCAACCCCGTCTCCCGAGCTGTCCTCTTCAATGTTTCCATCTTCAAAGATGGGAACACCAGAGATTCTCAAGCCGGTCCAGAAGGGCCCTAAGCGGTCTTCGGAGAAGCCGGTCGGGATAGGACGGATAGTCCCCTGCGCTACGCCAGTCAAGTCCTTATTCAGGTACAAGATAGCGTTTGGATGGTGGACGATCCGTAAGTCGCTGCCGTACTTCTCGGACTTGGCTGTGCCGATGACGCTCGCAGTATTTTGAAGGGAGAAGTTCTTTGTAGTAGCACCCAGCTTGGTCCCTCCATTCAGAGAGCCAAAAAGGTCGATGATATCTCCGTCCTTCTTCCGGGCCATGGCCTCACCGAGCTGGCGGCCAACTATCTGCCAAATCTGTTGAGTGTTCTCACGCAGGAGCTTGTCAGTGATGATGATCTTGGCACCGACCTCACTTGCCTGCACAGAGACCGTGCTCATGCCGATCTCTTCTTCGTCGACCAGGTCCTGGCCTTCCACCAGAGCACCTACGGTCATCTGTCCCACCTTGGGGACGATCAGGGTGTCTGAGCCCTTCTGGAGGGTGAACTTCTCCACCAGTTCCATGCAGGGCGCGTTGTGTTCTTCCGTATACCGAGCCGTCGTGATCATCTCGCGGCTGGCATTTTCCAGTGAGCCAGTTGTACTTGTCTGTGGCATCTTATGCCCTCCTAATTGTTAGACATCAGGCGGTTGAACTGGTCCGCCGTGAGATTGACGCGGCCTTCCATGTAGTCGTCCAGAATCCGTTCCCGGCTCCTGGACGCTCCTGGTGAACTTGCGCCAGAGTCAAAAGATTGGGGTTGCACCCTTCCCTTAGCTACCTGCTCGTACTTGCTTCGCAGGTCCCGGATCTCCGCTATCCGCTTGGCTTCCCGTTCCATGCTGGCAGGATCGGGTAGCTTCTCCAGTTCCCCCAGGTCACTGATGCCCAGCTTGTAATGCGAGGCATAGTGCCGGGCCGCATTATGGCGTCCCTGCGCTAACTGGAGTTGCTGTTCGTACTGTTGTTGCTGTTGCAACTGGTACTCAGCTTGACCCCTAGCCTCAGAAGCCAGTTTCCGGGCCTGGTCAGGCATGTAGCCCTCTTCGACCAGACGTTCCCGGTAATCGGTCTCTGCTTTGACAACCGCTTCCTGGTACTGCTGCTGCTGCGCCTGTTGATGCTGCCGCTGGTACCACGCCAACTGCTGCTGCACCTCTGGTGTGGCTTGCGCCGCACTTGGAGCTGCAGGCGGAGGCGGCGGCGCGGGTGCTGGTTCCTGGGGGAGTTCCGGTGCCGGGGAGTCAACCTCGATAGGGGGCGCTTCAGGAGCGTCAGTGACGTCCTCGCCACCCGTCAGGGGCTCCAGCTCAGGTTCCACATCCAATAGGGCAGTGGGGTCTGATGCAGCCTCTATCGCTGTCAGCTCCTGGTCGACGTCATAGTCGACCGGGAGATCGAGCTCCGCTTGCGTCCCTTCAGGGACTCCGGGTGTAACCATACTTGCCTCCAGCAAATAAAAACGCCGCTCAGTCTGGCCTCAAGGGCACAGTGCAAAGCGGCGTCTCGGCGCACTAACTATATGTCGGCTGGCCTTACTTTACGCCAACCTTCTCTCTCCGGTCAACAACCACTGTCTCGTGACAACGTGGACATTTCGTAATGAATAGGCCCTCAACGTGGTCCGCCAGCTTCTTATTGCACCCAGGACAGCGTACTTCGTTCATCGTCCACCTACCGGGGCTAGATCAGGAGCTAGGTTGCGTTGTTCCACGATATCCCTCGTCCCTGTTAGGTATCCTGTCATCTCTTCTGCCTTCCCAAACCCGATCTTGGGCGGCATATCGGCAAGGTACTTATCCATCTCAGGACCAAGAGACTGCCCGAAAGGCGTCATATAGAAGACGTTGCGGTGTATGAGAGCTAACTCCGGGTGCCCAGCATCTATCAGGATCTTCTCCCGTGCCGATTGTGAAGCCACGATCATCTGGGCCTTCCTACTCGTAGGGAACTGCGCTACCACGAACCAGGGCACTGGCCGCAGGTTAGTGTTGGCAAGTACGTGCTGGTACTGTTCTGGCGTCCATTCCGAGGCCAATACAGCCTGCTGGTTGGAAAGCCACGTTGCCCCGGTCTGAGGCGTATCTGGAAGGACTATGTCTCCACGCGGAGTTCCTTTTTGGATATAATTCGGGCTATTGAAGAGCTTGTAATACTGGGCCAGCGCGCTCTTATTCGGGTCCGGGTCGTTTACGTCCGGTGGATCGAACTCTATGTCCTGGGATAGCCATTTGCGGAGAGCACCTGCATCCCCATCGATATCGTCCCAGTCATCATATTCAAGCCCGGATGTGGGGAGCTGGATGAGGCTGTAACGCCGCTGCATCTCAACGTCCTCGAAAGAGGTCCCGGTCATAACGTGTTCGTTAGCGAACGCCCGGAGCCACGGCTCAGCCTCGCTCCAGACGTTCTGCTCCATCGACGTTTCTTTGGTTATGTAAGCTACCGCCTTATCACGCGGGTTAGCGGTCACGCGGCCAACGATACCGGACCAGGCCACGCTGCCCCAGGTGCCAGACTCCAGATACTGCTGCGCCGAGAAAGGCCAAGCAGCCGTCTTGGCCCAGTCCCAGAGGCCGCTAGGGCCATCTATGTCATCGAAAGGCAAGACGTCTAACTGGACGCCAAACATAGGTTTCGACAGCCCTTCTATCACAGCTCCTCCCCACTGCATACCCATCGCGCCGCGTGTCTGATAGAAGTAGAAGAACGGGTTCTTATCCAGGTTTATGGACATCAGGTCCCGCCACTCTCCACTCTTTCCAGAGAGCGATCCGTACAAGCTCCAGGTGAGCTGCATCAGGGCCCGGAACTGGCCTCCGA